GGCGCAGTCAGCAGCCCTTGCCAACCGTGCGAAAGCCGCATCGGTGTCGGTACGTGGCAGCTCCCCTGCATCCGGCTCTGGCGCAGCACCAACCAACCTCCGAGCAGCTCTAGAAAGCGCTTGGGACTCTTAATTTTATTTGGAGTTAAACAATGGCAACCTTCGCCAACATCAGTGACATCATCACTGCGGGTATCCAGTCCCGTACCGGCTCACTGGCCGATAACGTCAGCCAGAACACCGCTCTGCTGCTTCGCCTTAAAAAGCGCGGCAACGTCAAGACTTTCAGTGGCGGTAACGTCATTCTGCAAGAATTGGCATACCTTGATGCTTCTACCCGTAACGCTGGCTCGTACAGCGGCTACGATGTGATCGACATCACCCCAAACAGCCCAATCTCGGCTGCTCAGTTCGATATCAAGCAGTACGCTGCTGCGGTGTCGGTATCCGGTCTGGAAATGCTCCAGAACGCGGGCAAAGAGCGCGTGATTGATTTGGTTGAAGGCCGCATCATGGTGGCAGAAGCTAACTTGATGGATCGCATTTCTGCTGGTTTGTATTCCAACGGCACTGGCAACGGTGGCAAGGACATTACAGGTTTGCAGGCCGCTATCGCTGTTGCGCCTACCTCTGGCACTTATGGCAACATCAACCGCGCCACTTGGACTTTCTGGCGCAATGCGTCATTTGGTGCTGTGACCAACGGCGGCTCTGCTGCAACCTCGGCAAACATCCAGTCTTACATGAACCGCTTGGCACTCCAACTGGTTCGCGGTACTGACTCGGCTGATTTGATCGTGGCTGACAACAACTATTACCGTCTGTACCTGGAAAGCCTGCAAGCTATCCAGCGCGTAGCGTCGGAAGAAATGGCTGCTGCTGGCTTCGCCTCGCTCAAATACATGGGCACGGGTAAAGCCGCTGATGTGGTGCTTGACGGTGGTATTGGTGGTTCTATCAGTGCCAACACCATGTACTTCATGAATACGAAGTTCTTGCACTTCCGTCCGCACGCAGACCGCAACTTTGTGCCAATCGGCGGTGACCGCACCTCTGTTAATCAAGACGCTGTAACCAAGCTGATCGGCTGGGCTGGCAACTTGACCTGCTCTGGCGCTCAGTTCCAAGGCGTTTTTCACGCTGGCTAATCAATGGGGCTTCGGCCCTGTTGTTCATTCACATTTTTAGGAGTTTCAAATGGCATCACCATTTACAGTTACGCCCGTTTTGGGCATTGACCTCAATACCATCACCCACGCGGCTGATGTCGGCACAACCGCAGAGGATGCACCTCAGTTGGGTACGCAAGTATTTGCCACCAATGGCCGTATTTACGTGTATTCACAAGCTAACGCCGTTATTTCCGCAAGCGATGCAGATTGCACCGTCAACGCAACCACGTTTCTGGCTACTGCTTCCGGTGGTTCTTACCTGTCGCCTGCTGTGGCGATGGCTTCGGGTGACCGTGGCTGGTTCTCACGCGCTGGCGTTTAAGGAGTAAAGCATGGCAATTCCAACCCGGCTTATGGGTTCGGGGTTCTCAGCACAGCAAGCAGTTAATGCCTGCGGCGATGTGGTTGACACCATAACCGCCGCCGGCACGACCCATGCTGACGCAACAGGACTCTCAGCCGCGATTAACCGCGTGACTACCGCTGCGGCGTCAACAGGTGTTCGCCTGATGGCCCCCGAGGCTGGTTCAGCCGTTGTTGTTATCAACTCAGGCGCTAACGCCGTGCTGGTGTACCCCAGTACCGGCGCAAGCATTAACGCCTTGACTGCTACTACTGGCGGCTTTTCAGTCGCTGCTGGTGGTCGCGCTATGTTCGTGGGAACAGGCTCGGCCAACTGGTTCGCTATTCTTTCAGCATAAGCCCTTCGCCCCGGTGGGCTAAACCGGGGCAACTTTAAAAGGAACTACTGTGGACAACTCCCCAGCCAATCTGTTTGTTGAATTTTATGAAGACGCTTTAGAAATACCTTTTAAGAGCGAACAAGAAGGCCGCCCGGTCTATGAGCAGCGCGTTTTTGTGCGAATCATGGTTCCAGGTGATGCAACGTCAATCATTGAGACGCCTGCTACTGAACAACACAAACAAGAATACCGCCGCCAGTTTGAACGCTTTGAAAAAGGCATGAAAGATGTAATCGACGGCACGCCGCTATCGATGTGGCCTGTTGTGAACAAGTCTCAGGTTAAAGAATGCGAATTCTTTGAGATACGCTCGGTCGAGCAACTGGCTGAATTGTCTGATTCAACCTGCAAGCGCATGGGGATGGGTTACATGGAACTACGCAGCAAGGCCAAAGCATGGCTATTAGCCGCGAAAGACTCTGCACTGGTTACGCGCCAAGCCGCTGAAAATGACCGCTTGCAAGGCGAGATTGAAGCCCTTAAAGAGCAGATCGCGCAAATGGCACAGCCTAAGCGCGGTCGGCCTGCAAAAGAAACCGAAGAGGCATAAACCATGAATCTGCTGGAACTGACGCAACAGATGTGCTACGAGGTCGGCATAGCCGCGCCTACGCAAGTAGCGGCATCGACTGATCCGCAAATCCAGCAGATTTTCGCCCTCCTGAATCGCTTTGGCCGTGACTTGTCGCGCCAATTCGTCTGGCAAGAGCTGGATAAAGAATATTTACTGACCACCGCAACGCTAGTGACCACGGGTAACGTGACGCAAGGCAGTGCGGTGGTGACTGGCATCCCCGACACCACGGGATTGACAACCAATTGGGGCGCTTCTTTTGTAGGCGCTGTGCCGTTCTCCCAGATCATTTCTGTAGGTGTAGGCACGGTCACGCTTAACCAGCCGTCAGAGGCTACAGGCGTAGGCATTGCTATCAACTTCGGTCAAGTCAACTACCCGCTGCCGGCAGACTGGCTACGGCAGATTGAACAAACCGAATGGGACAGAACAAACCGCTGGCCTTTGAATGGCCCAAAGTCGGCGCAAGAGTGGCAGAACTTCAAAAGCGGCATTGTGTACGCTGGCCCTCGCTTGCGGTTCAGGATTGCAGGCAACACGATACAACTTAACCCGCCGCCGTCCGCTGCTTCGCTCTTGTCGATGGAGTACGTCAGCAAGAACTGGGTTACAGCACTGGCAGGCACGACAAAAGAAAAGTTCACGGTCGATACCGATAGCGCCGTGTTTGACGATTCACTCATGGTGGAAGGCTTAAAACTTCGCTGGAATAAAGCCAAGGGCTTTGCATACGACGACGATGCATATAAAAATCTGCTGGCAACGTGCCAAGCACAAAACAAATCAGCGCCTACGTTGTCACTGGCTCAGGGTAGCGGCTCGGTGTTGTTGAGCACGGAAAATATTCCGGACGGAAATTGGCCGGGTGCTTAAATGGATAAAGCTAAACAACTCGCCGCCCTGCTGCGCGACACCGCACAAAGCGCCTCTAACGCCATTGCCAGCAATGTCAGCGGCCCCGTAGACCTTCTTTCTATGGGACTCAAGGGGATAGGCTTACCCATGCCACAAAACCCCGTAGGCGGCTCGCAATGGATGGCAGACAAAGGATTGACCCGCGATGTGCCGATGGGCGCACCTCGAATCATTGGCGAGACATTGGGCATGGCTGGCCCTGCGCTGGCGACTAACTTTGCCCCGCAAATAGCGCGTGGTGCTTTGGGTGCGATGGATAATCTCTCGGCACCAGCAACCATGAACAAGCAGGCCGGCGTGATTGCTTTCCCCGATTATTTTACACAGCCAGAGAAGGTTGCCGCAGTTAAAAAACATGCAGAAGATTTTGTAGATTCATTAAAGGCGCGAGGCTTACGCGGCTCAGTTGAGCATTCAGGGAGCCGCGCTGGGCCTAGTTCTTATGTGAAGGTTCATAACCCAGTAACAGGGGCGGGAGTTTTTGACAACACGCCATTTAGATTCTCTGACCACTCAAAAGGGCCTGTGCAGTCGCAATATGTTCGAGAAATACGGGGAAGCCACGATTCTGGATTAAATATTGGCGAATACGACGATTATTTAAATTCGCTTGCAAAAGTAACTCCAGAACAGCAATTGGCTTATGACACAAGAGTAGCGCAGTATCTCAAAGAGCAAGAATTGTATAACTCGCCATTAGAAGTTGCCGCGCGGAACGCTCGAAAAAGTGTTTTTAAGGCTTATCAAGAAGCTAGGAATTCAGGCGCAGATTTTATTAAAGTGTTTAGTAATAACGGCAAACCTTTATTTTAAATTTTATTTAAATGAAAAAACGCATAGCTTCGGTTGTTACTATGCCCGCCCCGGTAGGTGGCTGGAACGCAAAAGACCCAATTGCGCAAATGGGGCCGCGTGATGCGGTGATTCTGGATAACTTTTTCCCGCTGACCACTGAGGTATCACTGCGCCCCGGCTCCGTTGATCATGTGACCGGCATTACTGGCACGGTGGAAACGCTGATGGACTACAACACGCCAGCCGGGGCGACTACCATGTTTGCTGCTGCTGGCACGAACATTTACAACGTGACCGCAGCGGGTGCCGTAGGTGCAGCGGTGCAGACTGGCCTAGCTAACGCGCAATGGCGATATGTGAATTTCTCCACCGCTGGCGGTTCGTTCCTCTACGCGGTGAATGGTGCGGATAGCCCACGTTTGTGGAACGGCGCTACATGGGTTTCTGTAGATGGGGCAAGCGTTCCAGCGGTTACGGGCGTGACCACTACAACATTGACACACATTAATGTGTACGCACGGCGCATCTGGTTTACTCAAGATGACACGATGAAAGTCTGGTATTTGCCAGTTGATTCAATTGGCGGCGCGGCACAGTCAATTGATTTTGCATCATTGTTTAATCGTGGCGGCTACTTGATGGCGATGGGTACTTGGACGATAGACAGCGGGTCTGGAATGGATGACCATGCGGTGTTTATTACGTCTGAAGGCCAAGTGGCTGTGTATCGCGGCATTGACCCTTCTACAGCGGCTGGCTTCGTTTTAGTCGGTGTGTATGACATTGGCGAGCCTGTTACCCGCAATTGCTTTATGAAGTACGGCTCAGATTTGCTTTTGATTTGCCGTGATGGTGTGCAACCCCTGTCAGCGGCTTTGCAGTCCTCGCGGGTATCAACGAAAGTCAGCATAACCGACAAGATACAGCAAGCAATGAGCGATGCAACTGGGGCTTATGCATCGTCCTACGGCTGGCAGCTCCAAGGGTTTGCTGAAAAGAACGCGCTGATTTTAAATGTCCCGGTGTTTGGCGGTAGTCAGCAGTATGTGATGAACACACTGAGCGGGTCGTGGTGTCGCTTTATTGGCTGGAATGCTTCATGTTTTGTTCAAACGCAGTCAACCCTTTATTACGGCACTGCGGGTAAGGTTGTAAAGGCATGGATAGGTGCAAATGATTCTGGCGTAGCAATTACAGGAAATGCTTTGCCGTCTTTTCAGTATCACGGCGGCATGAGCCAAAAGCGTTACACGATGGCACGCCCGATCATCACAACCGACTCTCCAAGCGTCGGTGTTTTGCTTCGCTTGAACGTAGATTTTGATATTCAGGAACCCGTAGGCAGTCCAACATTCAGCCCGTCAACCGCCGCGACATGGGACGCTGCAACATGGGACGGCGCGGTGTGGGCAGGTGGGCTAACACTTCGCAAAGACTGGAACACCATCGGCGGCGTTGGTTATTGCGCGGCTTTGTATCTCAAAGTGCAAACCAGTTCGGCACAACTGCGCTGGCAGTCGGTGGACTACGTTGCAGAAAAAGGCGCAGGCGTACTTTGATTGTCCAGGGCAAAGGCGTTTGCGAGTGGGTAGCAGCGCAGGGCGGCGGTGAGTATTTTGGCGGTGGTGTCGGGTTTGGGATTGAAAAAGAAGGCCGCATTGTGTGCGGTGTGTTCTTTGAAAACTACACCGGAAATTCGCTACAGATTCACGTCGGCTTAGAGCCTGGACAGCGAATGTCAAAGGCTTGGCTACGCGCTTTGTTCGGCTATGCCTTCAACGTGGCTAAGGTTAAAAAAATAGTGGGTGTGATTGACTCCGAAAACTCGGCTTGTCTTCGCTTTACCCGACACATCGGCTTCACAGACGAATCACTTATCAAAGACGCAGGCCCAAAAGGGGATTTTTGCATTCTCACTATGACACGCAATCAGTGTCGATTTTTGGAGTAAACAATGGGTAAAAGCAGCAGTCCACCACCACCACCGCCACCGCCAGCACCTGACTATGCAGGCGCAGCAACAGCTACGGCAGCGGGAAATCTTGAGGCCGCAAAGTACGCAACCGTTGCGAATCGTGCCAATCAGTACACGCCTTACGGTTCATTGGAGTGGCAGCGCGGCGCAACAGACTATGACCCGTGGACGCAGCGCATTAATTTAACGGCTGAAGGCCAAAAGCTACTCGACCAAAGCAACAAAACCAGCCAGGGGCTTGCAAACCTGCAAGACCAAGCCACGGCACGGGTTGCAGCACAGCAGGCGGCAGGATGGGGTGATGACAAGCTGGTTAAACCCACATTTAACCCCGGCGAAACGGCACAAGACGCAATCCTTCGCAGAATGCAGCCACAGCTTGACCGCTCCCGCGCAAGTGCTGAAACACGCCTGGCCAACCAAGGTATTCAGCAAGGCTCGGAAGCCTACAGAAACGCACAGGACGACATCGGCAGGCAGGAAAATGATGCGTACAGCCAAGCCGCCTTACAAGGCATCAGCACAGGCCAGCAGGCACGCCAGCAGGGTATTCAAGAGCAGCAGTATTTCAACACCCGCGACTTGAACGCCTTGAACGCCTTGCGTACTGGTTCACAGGTGACTAACCCCACGTTTGGCAGCTACGCACAGCAAGCCACAGCGCAAGGTGCCGACATGCTCAGCGCTGCAAATTCACAGTTCAGCGCGGCAAATAGCAACTACAACAACGCGCTAGGCGCACGCAATGCGGCAAACGCAAGTAATAACAACTTTACAAGCGGCTTGTTTGGCTTGGCTGGCTCGGCATTAGGTGGGCCAATGGGCGGGATGCTCGGCTCTGGCATTGGCAAGATGTTTTAAGGTAACTTATGGCACAAGCTAACTTCTTCCAGCCCGGATTTGATGAGCAAATCGAGGCGCAAAACATTGAACGCCAACGCCAGTACGCCCAGCTTTTACGGCAAAAGGGCGACCAAGCACCACAAAGCCAGATGGTAAGCGGCCATTATGTAGCCCCTAGCATCACACAAAACCTCGCACAGCTCCTAAACGCCTATCAAGGTGGGCAAGGTGTACGGCAAGCCGATGAACGCCAGAAAGCACTTGCAGAGGCTGTGCGTGGCCGTCAGTCTGAGGAAATGGGGCAATTCACCAAACTGCTAGGCGGTGAGCCAGCGCGTGATATTCAACCCCTTACGCCAAACGATGATGAAGGCAACGCCATGCCAGTCGCGCAAAAAGCTGCAGTTCCTGGCGACATTAACGCTGCTTACCAGTACGCGGCAAGTGCTAGAACGCCCGGACTACAACAAATGGGCACGCAAGGTCAATTGCAGATGGCGCAAGAGCAGGCGAAGCAGGCGCAGGCACAGGCGCAACAGCAGCGCATGATGGCCGTGCTTCAAAGCGCACCAGGGCCACAGCAAGCTATTGCAGCGGGTGTGCCGCCTGAGATGGTCAAACAATACTACGAGTCTAGGAACTACGGGCGCGACGAGGTGACTTTCCAAGACGTAGGCGGGCAAAAAGTGCCTGTTACAAAGTTTGGCGACAGGCCGTCAGGTGTTGCGCCGCTTGAAATGACAGGCAACCCATATAAAGACCTTTTGGTTAGCGATGGCAAAGGCGGCTTTATCCCTAATGCTCCGCTGGTGGGCGTTAAATCTGGAATCGCAAGAGCTGGCGCATCGAATGTTAGCGTAAACACGGAAAAAGGCTATGCAGGCGAAATTGCCAAAGGACTAGCAGCATCTGACTTAGCAACTATAGACGCGGCGCGTGCCGCTGGCGACCGTATCAGAAACGCGCAAAGCATCAAATCCTATCTTGACAAAAACCCGATCACGGGCACGGGCGCAGAGGCTCGGTTAGCGCTTAACAAAGCACTGACTACAGCAGGTATTATTGACGGCAAACAGGTTCAAAACACTGAAACTCTTGCGGGCTTGCTTGCCAGTTCTACGCTGGACGCTATCAAAACATCTGGATTGGGTGGTGGGCAAGGCTTTACCGACAAAGACCGCGCATTCTTGGAGCGTGCCAAGTCTGGTAATTTGGAGGTCAACGCCAGTACATTGCGCGACCTTGCAGATATGAACGAACGCGCTGGCCGTGCATCTATCAGCAAAGGCAAGGCAGTAGCAGACAGGTTGAAAAACAATCCGACAATGGGGACGGTGGGTCAGGAGTTTAATTTTGACGAGCCAGCCGCAGTGACTGGCGCACCCGATCCCGCAAGCGCAAAACCAATGCCCCAAGGCAATCGCGTTTTTAATGACGCTGACGCTATCCTGAACCGGAGTAAAAAATGAGTGCCGAAAAGTACGCGCAATGGATAGTTGACAACCAAGACAAACAGGGTTCTCCTGAGTTTGAAACGGTTGCGTCAGCGTACAAAGCGGCTCGAGAACAGACCAAACCAGCACAACCCAAAAAGCAGTCTAACAATGTTTCTGCGGAGGCATCAAAGGCGGCGGCTGAGGGCCTGGGCTTAGGCGATACGTTAGCGGTTGCAGCAGGACAAGGGTTTGACAAAATGGCAATGGGTCTAAAAGACCTGACTCTTGCGGGCGTTGAAAGGTTTGCGCCTGAAAGTTTTGCAAATGCAGCAAAGCAGGAGCGAGAAAAACAGGCGCGACTTGAGTCTGAAAAAGATGCAATATACGCAGGGCTAAAAGCCGCTCGACCAATAGCTACTGGTGCAGGGGAGGCTATTCCTTCTATTATGGCAACAGGGTTGGCCGGGCTTTTACCATCAGCAGCGGTGACTGGTGGTATGGAGGCTCTTAAATACGGTTCTCCAGAAGAACGCGCATCACGCGGCGTGGTTGGCGCTGGTTCTACCCTTATTGGTGGTGCTGTTGGTCAAAAAGTAGCTAATCTTATTTCCCCTGTAGCCAGCAAAATGCTATCAAGCGGACAGCGTGCGGCGTTAAAAGCTGCAATTGCAATGGGGTATCGACCGAGAATCTCTGAGGTAACAGGTAGCCCGCTAATGGCGCGCATTGAGGACGTTGCAGCACGCACTCCTGGCGGCGCTGGCGTCATGCAAGATTTTGCACAAGCCAATCAAAATGCCGTAAACCGTAGAGCCGCACAAAGTATTGGCGAAACTGCGGACGAAATGACTCCGCAAGTATTTTCTGACGCTGCAACTCGCCTGGGGAAAACTTTTCAAGAAATCAAAGACCTACCCGGCAAACAAATTGCTATTTCGCCAAAAGTCGGGGAAATTGCAGACGAGTTGTTAAAAACCCAAAGCAAGCAAATAGCCGCCCAGCGCGACCCGGCGCTTACAGTAATTGCAAAACAGGCCAAAATGCTTGCTCAAAATAGCGGCAAGATTGATGGCGAAACCTATCAGTTAACGCGGTCTGGATTATCAGATCAAGCATTTGATGCAACAGGTACAAACAAGGCTTTGTACGGCAAGCTATTAGGTGCGCTTGACGATTCAGCAGAACAATCTCTTAAAGCATCTGGTAACGAGGCATTAGCCAAGGCGCTGCGAGAAGTGCGTCCGCAATACGCTAATCTTAAAACGCTTGAAAAGGGCATGGTTGCCGAAGGTGGCAATGTAAGCCCTGCTCGATTGGCCGCTGCTCTACGAAACAACAATCCCTCCGCTTTCCGTCAGGGCAAGCTTGAAGGTAATCCGCTTTATGACATTGCCAAAATAGGCGAAAACATGAAGCCGCTTAAAGCAGGTTCACCCACTTACGAGCGTGAGGCAACAGCAGATATTTTGTCTTCGTTGATTCGTGCTCCATTGGCTTACACGGCGGCAAAAGCAACAACATCACCAATGATGACGGCTTATCCGCGATTTATTGCAAACAATCCAACGGCTGCATTGTTAGCAGATCAAACAAGTAAAGCAGCTACACCAGCCGCAAAAGCATTAGCCGCCGCGCTTGCGCAAAGAATGCTTCTTAACCCAGTAATGGCCGAAAATCAATGACCCAAGTTTTTGGGGTAAAAATTTTCGACCAAGCCATAAACTGGTTGACAAAAGCAACCACCAAACCCAGTTGCGCGCTGCAAATGCAATCGCAAAGCCGATAGCAGAATAAAGAGTATCCATTCTCGCATTCTAAGCCCAGTAACCAGTAGTCACAAGGATACAAACATGCCATTTAACGGATCAGGGTCGTTTTCACCCTACACGCCGGGGAATCCGGTTATCACCGGGACTGTCATTAGTTCCACCGCGTTTAACGCCACAATGACAGACATTGCGGCTGGCCTGACAAACGCGATCACCCGGGACGGCCAATCGCCCCCAAGCGCCAATCTGCCAATGGCTAGCAACAAACTAACCGGGCTTGGCGCGGGTACTGTTTCGGGTGATTCTTTGCGGTTTCAGCAGCTATTTAGCCAAGGCGCGCCAGCGTCACTGCCGTCAGCCGCCACGGTTGATATTGGTGGTCAAAACAGCGTAGCGGTTGAAATATCTGGAACGACTGGCATTACATCGTTTGGCACAAACTACAACGGGCCACGATACATCAGGTTTTCTGGTGTGCTTATCCTGACAAACAGCGCAACTCTCGCATTACCCGGCGCGGCCAACATCACAACAGCGGCAGGCGATACATGTATCGCATATCCGAATTTAGCGGGTAACGGCTGGAATGTTGTGCAGTATCAGCGTGCCGCCAACTTGCATGCTGCAGCAGGCGCAAACAGCGACATTACATCGCTAGGCAACAACACCAGCACGATCTACACCACGGGCGGCACAAGCACCGCCTACACGATCACGCCGAATCCTGTTTACACGGCATATGCAGCGGGCATGTCTTTTGTTGTGAACTTTAATGCCGCTTGCGGGGTATCACCGACCTTAGCGATAAACGGCATTGCAACCCCGCCGAATCTGGTTAAAGAAAATTTAGACGGCACGTACTCAAACTTGGCGGCTGGCGACATTCCTATCAATCACCGTAGTCGCGTCACACTTATAAGTGCGACACAAGCTCTGGTTGAAAGGTTTATTGCACCTTTCAGCGGCTCCTACACATCTCCAGCCCAAACAATCACACTTGCTGGCGCTTTGTCTTTAACACATAGTCTTGGCGGTATGCCTTCGCTGCTTCAGGCTCGTCTTAGATGCGTTACCGCAGAAGGCGGCTACTCCATCAATGATGAAGTGATGTTTAACCTTCAAGGGGATTTTGACGGCGCAGCGGCGCGTGGCGTCTCGGTTGTACCCACTGCAACAACGCTTGACGTGAGATACAGCTCAAACGGGTTTCAAATAGTTCGAAAAGACAATGGCGCGTTGCTGAGCATCACAGCCGGAAACTGGAATTTAATTTTAAGAGCTTGGAGATAAGCATGACAGTTTACGTAAACGTCAACGGTGTAATCCACACCGCATCCGGCAGTCTGACGCTTGCCAGCGTACCAAAACCAGCACCGAGCCTGCCCCCGCGCAACAACGCCGAGATAACGCCCACACTGAGCGCACCGACTGGCGGCGGTCACACGGCTTTTGCAACGTCCGAATATAGCGAAGCTGGCATAACCGCTGCGGCTTGGCGTGCGTTTAACAAACAAACAGGCAACGGGTGGGCAGTGGGTTGGTCATCAACATCACAACCATCGGCAAGCGCACCGCAAATTCTGCAAATTGACATGCCAGCGGCTGCGCCTTGCTACAGCTACAACCTGACCAATCGCAGCGATGCCAACACGCTATGCCCCAACACATGGACGTTTGAGGGTTGGAATGGTTCGGCATGGTCGGTACTTCACAGCGCAAACAGCATATCATTTGCAGATGGAGAAACCAAAGCATTCAATGTCACGTCGCCTGGTGTTTACAGTAAGTATCGCTGGTGCGTTACTGCTGGCGGCGCGTTGTGCCAGATTGCAGAAGCAAGAGTTTTTTCCTAATATGAACGTCAACGACCTTGAAGGCACATTGACTGCGACAAGCGCAGAAGAAAGCGTGAGTGTCCGTTATGTGGGTGACGAGCCATATAAACGCGCCGTGAAGGGCTGGCCTCGCACATTGATTGTGGTTTTCCATGCGTGGAGCAGCAACATGAACGAGCTGGACAACTACCCGCTGCTGGCGAGTTTGAACAACTATGTGATGGTCTGCCCAAACGCTGGTGGGATTAATTTTCACCCGCAAGGCGCAGGCCACCCGTCGCAACTGGAGCGCATCAACCGTGTGATTGAAAGCATCAAGGCTGAATTTCCCATGATTGAACGTGTCATTGGCATAGGCACATCAGGCGGCGGCTATCTCGGTTTGATGTACATGGCGGCATATCCGGGCGTTTTGTACGGTGGTTTGTTTTGGGTGTTTCCATTTGACCTTGCCGACTGGTGGCTGCAAAAACCTCAGTTCCGCGAAAGTCTTGAGGCGTGCATGGGAGGCACTCCGTCACAAGTGCCTAACGAATATTTCAGCCGCTCACCTTTAAGTAAATCAATCTCGGGGGCGGTTATTTATTTGAACGGGAGCCCTGAAGATGTGCAAGTGCCCTTCTATCAGCAAGAGCAGGCGCGTGACAGGTTTGCACAAGGCAACACACTGACTTTTCGCAGCTTCCCCGGTGGGCATATTACTCAATGGGATGTTGCAGTCAGTCAAATGCAGGCAATGTACCCGACATGACAAGCCGCAAAGACTTTAAAGGCTGGCACATCAGAAAACAAAAGGGCGAAAATGCTTAAAGAAGACGCAACCATTGCAGTACGCTCAAAAACCGGCACTATTCAAACGCTAACGACCAACCAAGTCAAGGGCTTGGCCGGGGCGCTACTGGTCTACGTTCAAGGCGTATTTGCCGAATCATGGGCGGCTAAGGACGCACTGCCATGAAAACCGCGCTCTACATCGGCAACCACAGCGGCGACACCTTGAAGGTGCGCGCTGGCTGGGCGCTTACCCGGCTAGTCCAGCGCGGCATTTATCAGCGCGTTACCCACACGGAGATGATTCACGACGAGCTGACAGACGGCTCGGTTGTCATTGCCAGCGCCAGCCTGCGCGACGGAGGCGTGCGCACAAAAACCGCCCGGCTGACGGCTGGGCATTGGATGATTGTTGACGTACCAATCTGGAGCTTGAACCAGTCAAAAGAATGGTTTGCTATCCACAATGGCGAAAAGTACGACATGCGCGGGGCACTGGCCACGGTACTACCCGGCAGTCAATACATCGACCGCTGGTATTGCAATGAGGCCTGCGGCGCAAGTGTCGGCATTGTCGAACCGCAGCTATTTGGCCCGGCGCAGTATGCGGCCATTGCTATGAGCTTGGGGCGGGATGTGACAGAAGACTTTTTCAGGGGGCGGGCATGACAAGACCGGACGACGAGTTTTATTTTTGGTATTGGCTCAGGGACAAGATTGTCCCAGGGCTATTGATAGCACTTTGCCTTGGCGTGTTTGGTATATACACACAGATCGTGCGTTTGGTTGATGCGCATGAAACTACACGCTCGCAACTGCATGAGGTCAAAGCCGAAGTCGCCGCCATGCGCGAGGCCTACGTCAAACGCATCGAGCTGCTGGAGCTGCTTAAACGTGTTGAACAACAACTCGAGATTGCTTTGTTGAAGGCTGAAAAACGTGGCGTGAAAGGTTAATCATGAAAACCTCAAGCAGCGGCATTCAAGTACTGCACAATTTTGAGGGCTGCAAGCTAACCGCCTACCCAGACCCTGGCAGTAAAAATGGTCTACCCCTAACTATCGGCTGGGGTGATACCGGGCCGCACGTCACACCCGGGTGCACCATCACGCAAATTGAGGCCAATATGCGCTTTGCCAAGCGGCTTGCCCGTGAGTTTGAGCCCGGTGTATCAGCTTTGATTAAAACCGCAACACAGGGCCAATTCGACGCTCTGGTGTGCTTTGCTTATAACCTCGGTTTGGGCAACCTCAAATCTTCGACGCTGCTACAGAAATTCAACGCTGGCGACATACCCGGCGCGGATGCACAGTTTCCGCGATGGAACAAAAACGACGGCAAAGTGATGCTCGGCCTGACCCGCCGTCGCGCTGCTGAACAGGCGTTATTCCGTGGCTTGTCTGGCGACCAAGCTATCGCAGTAGGCGCGGCTATTAAATGAGTTTAAATTAAAGGAAAAAAATGGACTTTACGAAAATTCTAACGACCGCTCTGCCTTGGATAGGCGCGGCTGCTACTGGCAACGTCCCGGCCTTAATTGCGATGGCCGCTAAGGAGGTTGGCCAGGCGCTGGGCGTAACAGTTGGCGCTACACCCGAAGCGATTGGCAATGCCGTGGCCAATGCAACGCCTGAACAACTTTTGGCCCTAAAAGAAGCCGACCAGAATTTTGAACTGCAAATGAAGGCGCTCGGTTTTGCCAACATCAAGGACTTGGAGGCAATCGCCGCGGCTGACCGTGACAGCGCCCGTAAGCTGCAAATGGCAAACCCAAGCATAGTTCCTGCGGCTTTGTCTATTATCGTGACTGTTGGCTTTTTGGGCGTGCTTATCTGCATGATGAAAGGCTGGCTAACCACGGATTCATCTGACGCGCTGCTGCTGATGCTGGGCAGTTTGGGTACAGCCTGGACAAGCGTGATGGCTTTCTGGTTTGGCACGACACGCCAAAGCGAGAACAAAACCACGATGCTGGCCGCCGCGCCGTCTGTCAAATAACCGCTTGGCCTAAGCAGTAAATCCAATTTCAGCGGCAACTTGCAGCACTGCATGGTGGACGGTTCTGCCGTTGTCACCAAAATGATGGCGCAGCGTGCTCCAGTGCTCTGCAAAACCCTCATTGAAATCGATGACGATATTGAGCTTTTGCGCAAGCCTGAATAGATCGCCATCGTCCTCAAGTGGATTCCATGCGTGATATGTCTTACCCTGGTAAAACATGGGTTGCCATTTGTCAGGGTGGCCGTCCCACTCAAGATTAATCCCCGCAGCCTTAGCCGCATCAATCAATAATTGTTTGTCTGTCATTTGTCGGCTCCTTGATTGGCTGGTTTGCGTTGCTGTTCTCTGATGGCTTTGCGTTGCTGTTCTCTGATGGTTGCAATCCAAAATACATCTTCTATGTTCTTTGCGCCATGAATCAGTTCTGCGCCTACTGCCGTGCCATCTGACGTGTCATAGGTGTCCGTGCGTGGGTTGTATGTGGTCGGCGCAAGTCCTGTGCGATATTCAGCCATCACTCCCCCCTCTCAGATTTACCAATGGCTGCGGCAGCGCGTTTTGCTCGGACTGTTCCAATAAAGCCGAGATTTTTGCCGCACTGATGACAAATAGCATCACAGGCTTGAGTCTCGCCAAAATCGCCATCATGTTTGCAGCGCCATTGTGCCCACCAAATGAGAAAATAAATCACCAGCAAAATTAGGCCAAAAATTGCAGCCAAGGCAAAAGAAATAATATCGCCAAGAGTTATGAATACGCTCATTTGTCACCCCCTGGTGCTGGTGGTGCAGGAAGTGGCATGAAATGAGTGGCTTTGTAAGTTGATATTGAGCCGCCCCAGTATTGTTCTTTTTTAAACCAGACCCACTGCCCCGGATAGCAGTCTGGCGGCTGGCTTTCTGTGAAGTAATGCTTTCCGTCAGTAGCCCAATACTCAGTTCCGCCTTTTGGCGCATCCGCAATATCCCGCCACCCCGGCGCTGCTTTGAGTGTGGCTGCTTGCCAAGTTACCCACTTTTGAGCAACCCAGTGCGTTACATAATCGCCAGCTTCATTGCGCTGCAAGGCCTGCATTAAGCCGCCTTCGCTTTCGATGCAGTCATTGATGTGATTGGCGAAATCCTCGCGCATCTTGTCGGTGTTTGTCATGTCAATCCTTCTGTTCTTTTACTTTGAGGTGGCACATATTTAGTCAGTTTTTTAACACTGACGCAAAACGGCATACACCCCTGATTACGCACCATTGCATACCCTTCGGCCTGCGCCATCAGACGAACCACCCGGGTGCTGGTGATATGCGTCCACTTGCCTTTTGTCAATTTATCAGGGAGCGTTTCAGTCAGCACCCAGTATTCTTTTTTAGCCGCCATCATTGCGCTCTGCTGGTTGCGGGGCATCTGGATTGCGTGCCTGGACGAAAACCACAAACTCACACATGCTGGCAAGCTCCGAGACATTGGCCGCCGTACCTTTGTGCTGTAGCCACGCGATCACGATGTCAAAGGCTTTAGCCATCGCCAGCCTTTCGGCATCACTTTTGTCGATCATGGGGTGGCCCCTGGCTTGGTGCTGGCTATGGCAGCAATTTCCTCAAGTGTTGGTGCGCTCTCAATGCAGCCGCTCCAGCCCGTTGTTATTAGCCATGACCGGATGCTTTCGTTGGCGCAAACCAGTGCATCGACTTCGGCGTGCGGGGCAGTCGACGCGCCGCGTTTTCTTTCGATAATGATTTTTCCAGCCGCCCATGTAGCAACAGTCAAAAGCCGCCTTGCCAGTTCGAGAGATTTTTCCAGCCGCGCTACTTTTTGGTGAACAAACGCATTTACCAAATTCCAATCAAGTAATGGCTGTCGAAAATCAGATTTAGCTGATGGCTCTGCTTGGGCTACAGGCTTTGTGTTAGTGGCTGATGAATACCATTTCTTGCTGCCCCATGCTGCATTGACACATTCATACTTAACATCATCCGTCACCGCCCCGCCAATGCTGGTGGATGGTGGTGTGGTGTAGAGCAAGCGCATTTCAACGCCATCAGCCCATGTGGAATGCTGCTCTTTAGGGTCAAGCGGCACACTCCACTCACTCATGCCGTATTCTGTTTTATGGCGAACCTGAACATAAACTGGCTCTGCTACCAGTGGTTTCAGCGCAGCCCTTGCCGCCTCAAGCTCTGCTTTGAGCTGATCTACTTCTGTGTTTTTGTCAACAACCCAATTGCGCATAGATTCCGGCGACATGCCGCATTGCGCATAATGCTCCGCCACTTCTTCAAACAAATGCAGGTCAGAAAAAATCTGCTGCAAAGTTTTTGAGTGATTTTCAGGGTGAAAGTAAGCACGCTTTTTTAAGTCAGCGTTCTCAGAGCGCAGTGATTCTGCGTAGGTGAGGGCATCTGAAACTTTGCAGAGCGGTTGGTCTACTGGCTTCGGAATCCAGCTTTCTTTGTAGAAAAAGTTGCTTGTCAAAATACCTGCCCCAGTAAGCCACGCCACTACTGGCAACTCAGGCAACTCAGGCATAGCTTGTATGGCGCGTGCCTCGATTGCTGCGTGCAACTTTCGCAACTCCTGCTGCAAATAAGCCTCTGGCGCTGTCTTGGCCTCAAACCACAACCCGCCGTCTTGCGCCTGTGCTTCTACAAGATTTAGCAGTTGCTGGCTGACTGGCAACTCAGGCGTAGCCTGTACTGTTTTATCGGTCATATCGTTCCCACGGTTAATTTGTACAAACTCCATCAACTCCAGTGCCTCTAAATATTCATCTGTCGGCAAAAGATTGTGCTTAATGCACAGCTCTGCCAATAGCATGATTAAGCGGCACTGATCTGGTGTGATTTGCATGGTTGAATGGTGCGCTTTGATTCTTACGCTTTGCTTACAAAAGGTGCCAGTGACAGCTACTACCCTGTCGGCCACACATTAAAGAATTAACCAAAACAATGGTGTGTGGCTTTTACTGGCGTAAAACTTACTTAATCACCAGACGCTGAGACTGCACCAGCTTTGCGCCTGGAACATCGTCACCAGCTTGCAACGCTTCTTTGATGCGTGCTTTATCAGGTGCAGCCACGGGCGGTTTTGGCTCTGGTGTGCGCCACAGTTCTTTTGGCAAACTGAGCGGGTCAAACACCTCCACGGCTACCGGGTTGTTTTGAATGCTGATGGCAAACAGTGGGCATTCAATCTTTGTAATGCCAGTGCGTTGCATGTTGTCCAACAAATACTTGCGTACACCAGCCGCTACAGCAGCGCGGCGTGCTTTCAGGCCTGTCAAACGGGCTATCTCTGCATCAATTGCGCCATCATGGGCGGTTGCCCCGCGTGCAACAAATTCAAGCGCCTGAGCCTTGTCTTTGAATTCGTCAACAATGCCGCTTGCTTCAATCGTGTCGTCAATCGTGGCAAGGTCAAAATCACCGTCTGCCAGCGTTTCGGCTAGCTTTATATATTCGTTGCTGATGTTGTAAAGGGCTGTCATATTCTTCCCTAAAAAGGTATATCATCGTCCATATCGTCAAAACCTGACGTTGGTTTGGCGGCGGGTGCTGCATCGTCTTTTTTGTTTGATGGCGCACCCGTTTTACTGCGCTGGATGGCTTGATATTCGGGTGATGCCCTCACCATTTCTTTAAAGCCTTTTGAAAGCGGCTCAAAGTCTTTCTCGCTGTACTGGTCACCATCAAGCGTGAAATAAAAATTCGGATTGATCTGCGGTGCAGCAGCCATGCCTTTGGGTAATCCCATGACGGAGGTAACTTTTACCTTGCCTTTTTCAGTAAGGCCAACAGCCAACATGCAGGGCTTACCCAAAATGCTTTTGAGGTCAAAGCCTTTCAGCTCGTCAGCGCTGAAATCACGCCCACGCCACGAGGCCAAATCTTTGCGTAAAACTGCTTTTTCATGCAGACTTGCCGTGTAAAAGCGGCTCACTGTGAACGGCTTGCCTTTATATTCGCCGTCCTGCATAAGCTCGTTGCCAAGCTCCCACCGCAAAACAACCTGCCGCTTAATCTGCGCTTCGCCTTCGTAGGTCGATCGCTGCGTGCCAAGGTCGATGATTGAAATGCACCGGGCGGCGTGTGAGCCTGTTGGTGGTTGTTCAAATGATGTGCCGCCACTGTCTGAAAGAATCATGCTAAATGCTCCTGCTTAAATAACTGGCTTTAAGGTAGCCAGTAAACCTATTTAAAAATCCAAAACGTCGGGGTTGCCACCGCGCTGCATGTGCCTGATAAACCGATAGCGCTCTACGGCTGAATTGAATCCGCACTGGATTGACCAGCGCAGCGCATTAAAAAAATTACACATGGTTTTCTTTCAATTAAAAAACTTTAGACAATAGGGCAAGCCAAGCGGGTGATATCCCCGAGCGGCTTTCATGCGAAATGCGCCGCAATAAAGCCTGCAACAATGCAGAGCACGACAAGGCCAACTGCAATACAAGCCGCGCCTAAAGCAGTAACCACAAGTTCGCCTTGTTCGCTTTCTGTGCCGTCATCGTTGGTTTGTTTAATAGGCGCGTTCATGGCGGCTTGGTAGTTGTCGTTCATGGCTGCACTCCATAGCAAATTGCAAAAATAATCAAAATAATCACGCAAGCAATGACAACCGGGCGGTCAGCATTGGGACGCCGCCAGCCTTCGGTACAGCTTGCGCGGTCTGATGGAAACGCATCGGCCAGGGTGCGGGGGTAGCGGCGGGTGGTGTCGTAGTTCATGCTGCCATCCCATACCGAGCATCAAGCTCAAGGCGCTCTGGATAGCGGCGGCGCTCTTGCTGCTGCTCAAGATATGCGGCTTCGACTTGTGCGTCTTTCAGGTCTTTTTCAGCCTTAGACAATTGGTCTGCCCAATCCTCGATTGACCATGACATATAGTTGCAGATTGGGTCATCTGCATAGTGCGCGTGCTGGTCGTGCAAGAAAGCAATAAGCTGCTTTGGCGACAGCTTTGGGCTTGGTGCTGGTGTGTTCATAATGCGGCCTTTGCAGCACCACCCAGAACAGCACCGCCCAGATCAGCGCCAACCAGATCAGCATCACGCAGAACAGCATCACGCAGATCAGCGCCACCCAGAACAGCATCACTCAGATCAGCGCCAACCAGGGAAGCGCCACTCAGATCAGCGCCAACCAGGGAAGCGCCACGCAGATCAGCGCCACGCAGATCAGCGCCACGCAGATTAGCGTGATGCAAATAAGCATCACTCAGGCCAGCGCCACGCAGATCAGCGCCACGCAGATCAGCGCCACGCAGATTAGCGTGATGCAAATAAGCATCACGCAGATCAGCATCACGCAGAACAGCATCACGCAGATCAGCGCCACGTAAATCAGCGCCACTCAGATCAACATCACGCAAATCAACGCCACTCAGATCAACGCGACGCAGATAAGCGCCACGCAAATCAGCGTCACTCAGATAACGACGCGGACGTTGTGCAACCGCGTTTTCAAGCGCGTAACGGATTGCAAAGAAGCGCGGCACATCGTCCGGCACTTCGCATTCAAACAAAACTTTGCCGGACTCCCAGCGGCTCATAATTTGCATTTTCATTGCTCCTCCTGTGGGTTAGGCGGCGAGTGCTGCTGACATGCTGTCAAAGCCGCCTTCAATGCCGTTGTGAGGCACAAAGCGGTAGAACTTGTCAGCCTTAGCGTTTGCAAGGATGTATGCGTCTGGTTTGTAATCGCCAGGGGTTTCCTGGGTAGCCATTACGCGCAAAGACATGAAGCCGACTTTGACCATTTCGCCAACTGCCCATATTTGTTTGCTTTTCGTAATCATTTGCTCTGCTCCTGTTATGCCGCTGCGATTGCTGCGACTTGTGTTAATTTTGCCAACAATTTAAAAAAAGTATCTAGGGGTTTTCCCTAGTTGACATTAAATAAATTAGTTTGACAATTTAGCGCATGAACACCTACACACAACACGAGCAGGCTAGCGGCTTACTGCTTTACAACAGTGCCAGGACGCTTGCACGCGAATATGCACCTCCGCAAGATCAAGATGCCGCAACCATAGCCCTGCTGCTAGAGGCGCTGGTTCTCGCTGGTGGCGAATCTTTTATTAAACCAACTGAGGAGTGAAAAATGTCAAAACAGCAAGCCATGCTGCCCAACGACTACAGCCGCTGCACAGGCACGAACTGCGACCGGGCTACCCAGTGCCAGCGCTTCACCGACAAAGGCACTGGCGACCGTATCAGCATGCACGACGCGGCGCACGGCTGCATTGGCTTTATCGAGGTTGTGAAACCTGTTAAACAAAAACCCGCGCATGGCGTGTTTGGAAACAAATACGGATTGATATGACATTTATTGTTGGACAAGAGCTGTTTTGGGTTTGGTCAGACCTATCATTAACTAATCAACTTGTGACTGTTACAAAGGTTGGTCGCAAGTGGGTAGAACTGTCAAACTTTTACCGCTTTGATATGCAGACAGGCTGGGGTGATAGCAAAGGCTATGCTACGCCGGGACGCATTTATTTAAGCGAGGCCGCTTATGATGCCGAGCAATTGGCTGATATGGGTGTGTACCATGCTTTTAACAGGTTGAAAAGCCTTATGCAGCGTTCGGCCCCAAAAAAGGGCGTAAAAATTGAAGACATTTACGAGGCGGCGCGTCTGCTTAACTTGCATGATGCTAATGACTACATAAACATTCAATCGATAGGGTATGTATGACACCGCTACAGACAAAACGCCAAATTGAAACCGCGCAAGAAATGGCCGAGCGCAATGGGTTCTTACTGCAGATCTTCGATGACATCCGAGTGATTGCTAATCGCAAGCCGTATGTGCAGGGCACTTGGGTCGTGACGCTTCCCACTTTTGACGCTGTTATCTTTTACTTCAAAGGCTACGAACAAATGGAACTAGAGCGGCAAGAACTTGACCGTAAATAACCGGAGGCAGCATGAACATAAACATTCAATCGATAGGGTATGTATGACTAAGCCACATTGGGAAACCATTTCAGAGCTGGCCGACCGCTTGGCTGCAGCTGGCATGGTTTCAAACGCTGACATCAAAGACCTGCGCTGCGCTGCTTACCAGCTTGAATTGTGGTTCAGCACATTGCAAGAACTTCGCGAGGAGTGCGAGGCCGCACGTATCAAACGATATGAGCACGACACCGCACTACAAGCCTTGGCTGATGTGTTTTTTCACTCTGCAAAGTTTGCAAGGCAAGAGATGACGATGGACGCATTTGCTACAGGTGTGCGAGACAAGGCTGGTTTTAAAAACATTATGGCGACGGCGTATGGCCTGGACTCTATCGGTGCCGCATTACCTGCGAAAAAGAGCCGTAAACAAAAAGAGGTGACAGCATGACTAAGTTTGATAAAGATGGCTACGGTTTTTTATTGAAGTTTGTACGCAAAACAAAAGGCCGGCCTTTTTGCTCTGAGGAAGTAACACTTGCTGCGATTAAGGCTGGCATTGCCCCCCCGGAATTACGGCACTGGGGCAAGATATTTACTCAAGCCGCAAAGGACGGCTATATCAGCCGCTGTGATGTTCCGTTTCGACGCACATTAGGTAATGGAACTTTGACTTTGGGTTGGGTTGCAGCTTGACACGCATTAAAAACTTGGTGTAACATTGTGATTCAGAACACGGCTGTAGTCGCCAATTAGGACAAATGTTTAATTTTTTAATAAACCTGCACACAGACCCATCAAGGCGCTCGCCGACTTGTCCTGGGAAGACTACCTGTGTGCGGGTTTTTCAAAAAGTTACGCTATGACCGACAAAGAACGCGAAATAAAAATCCAGCGCTGCGCATCAGGAATTGAGGCCGCCATGCACGATTACGAACAATCTGGCTATTTCCATGATCGTGGCCGTGCTGACGGCTACCGCATTGAAATGGAAGCGCTGATTAAAGGTCGTGGCGCTGACCGAGTGGCCGCAATGGAGCAGGCTTTGGGGTTGGCCGCATGAGAGATTACGGCAAGGTTCATACCTCGTTTTGGACAAGTGCGGATATGCGTGAGCTGTCAGAGGATGGCAGGACGATGGCAATCTATCTACTGACCTGCCCACATGGGACGATTGCGGGGGTCTTTCGTTTGCCTGATGGCTACGCAAGCGAAGACCTCAAATGGGAATCAGAGCGGGTTAAATCAACCCTTTCGGAACTGTTGGTAAAGGGTTTTGCAAGCCGTTGTGAACAGACTAAATGGGTTTGCGTAACCAAGCATTTGGACTGGAATCCACCAGAAAACCCAAACCAGAAAAAAGCGGTTGCAAAGATTATTTCACAAGTGCCAGATTCTTGTGATTGGAAGGCTGGTTTCATTGGTAAATACGGTGCAGAGCTAGGGATTGAGGCTAAACCCTTGCCGAACCCTTCCGCGACCCTTCCTGAACCAGTAACAGTAACAGTAGCAGTAACAGGAACAGTAGAACCTAAAGGTTCTTTGTCGCCAGCAAAGCTGACAACCTCAAATTGCCCGACAGAAAAAATTATCGAGATCTATCACGATGTTTTACCCGAGTTGCCTGCTGTACGCATTAAAACCGCAGGCCGTGATCGGGCGGTAAAAGCCCGTTGGCAGTGGGTTTTGACAAGCAAAAAACCAGACGGCACGCGCCGCGCTGAAACGACTGATGCTGGTCTGGAGTGGTTCAAAAACTATTTCACCCGCACCCGTGATAACGAATTTTTGATGGGGCAAACCCCCCGCACTGGCGACCATAAAAACTGGCAATGCGATTTTGACTTTTTGCTGACAGAAAAAGGCATGAAGCACGTAATCGAAAAAACCCGAGAAACAGCATGAACGCAATGACAGAAATGCAATATTTGCGCACGCCACCGCACAGTTTGGAGGCTGAAAGCGCGGTACTCGGTGCGCTGATGCTGGACAACAGGGCTTGGGACACTTGCGCCGACGTGTTGGCCTCTGCCGACTTTTTCCGCAGTGAGCATCAGGTGATTTTTTCTTGCATCGCTGGTTTGCTGATGGCGAACAAAAGCGCGGACGTTATCGCGGTTTTTGAGCGACTGCAAGCCGACGAAAAAGCAGATCATTGCGGCGGCTTGGCTTACCTGCATTCATTGGCGCAATACGTGCCAAGCGCGGCAAACCTACGCGCCTACAGCGAGATTGTGAAAGAACGCGCTGTAAGCCGCAAACTGGTAAACGCAGGCAATGACATTCAGGCGTTAGGTTTTGACCAGCAAGAGCCTATTGCAGACCGTCTGGACAAGGCCACGGCTAGTCTGACCGCTTTGATTGGTAACGGCGCGTCAACCGATTGGGTTGAAGTCGATTCAATGGTTGTCAGCTTTTTGGACAACATCGAGCAAAAAGCCAGCGGTGCAATGCTGGATAACGTCATCTCTACCGGGTTGCGCGACCTTGATGAAATTCTAGAGGGTGGGTTTAGGCCGGGGCAGCTCATCATTATCGCGGCACGCCCGAGCATTGGTAAGTCGGCGCTGGCTGTAAATTGCACGGTGCATTCAACTTTGCAAGGCAAAAAAGAGGGGTTTTTCTCGCTTGAAATGCCAAAAGAGGAATTGACACAGCGCATTGTGTCGGGCTTGTCGCACGTTCATTTGTCCAAAATCCGCAAAGCGAAAAACCTGCAAGAACACGACTGGCCGCGCATGATCGAAGCCATCGAGCAGATGCGCGGTTTGCCTTTGTACATTGCAGAGCAGGCCAGCCCAAACATCAATCAGATACGGGCTAAAGCCCGGTTATTGCGCCGCAAGTATGGCCTGGACAAGCTGACGATTGATTACATCGGCTTGACCAGCGGGACAAACCCAAAAGAGCCGCGCCATCAGCAGCTAGGCGAAGTCACACGCGGTTTAAAAGGCTTGGCTAAAGAGCTGAATATTCCAATCATTGCCCTGGCGCAATTGAGCCGGGGACTGGAGCAGCGCACCAACGGCAGGCCGATGCTGTCAGACCTAAAAGACAGCGGCGATATTGAGCAGGACGCGGATGTTGTGATTTTCATTGACCGCCCGTATCACACCAATAACGACTTAGGCCAGCAGTGGGAACATTACGCAGAACTGATTGTGGCAAAGCACCGCAACGGCGCGACAGGCAGCATTAACGCCCGGTATGTAGGAGGCAATGTGCAGTTTTTAAATTGGGACGGCGCAAAGCCTGAAAAGCTGGGCGCAAAAAGAACAGGGAGCAACCTGTGAATGACCTGCACAGACTGCCAAACCGCAACGATAACGCAAGGCTGCTGGCCGCAATACAACAGTCCCAGCTGCAAATATTGCGCGGCGCGACTGATACAGCGGCTGGGCAAGTTGCGCACGCCGACAACGGAACAGATAACGGCACGCCGCCGGGCGGTACTGACCGAGGCGATAGCGCAGGGGCACAACGAGCAGGATGTGCGCGAGCTGGCGAAGGCCAAAACAATGGCGGTGCAGCCGCTTCAAACGAAAGCTAAAAAATGAAAATCGAACTAACTGAAGAGACTATTGATGTGAAAGTCGTGCTTTTATGCGGCCTGCGGGCGTGCATGGGCAGCGGCTCTTATGCGGCAGGCTGTGGCATTGATTTCATTAAAAGCAATTGGAGCGATTTGCCCGGCCAAATGCAGAAAAACATCGCGCGTGATTTGTTGAAGTGGCTTGGGGAGGAGCACCTCACCACAAACGACAAAAAACAGTACCGGGCAGAGTGGTTTGCGTTGATGCAATTCATAAACGAAAAAAGCCCCGATGTTGTGACTTGGGCGGCTGGGAGTAATTTGTGCGAACGTGAACGCATGGCGGGTGTCGATGAGTTCTTTGAGGTGAAAAAATGACTGAAGAAAAAGCCCTTGAAATACTCACGCATCATCAAAAATGGCGGCGCGGGCTGGGGGGGGATGACTTGCCGATGCTTGACCCCAAAGAGGTCGGCTTGGCACTGGACGTTGCAATTAAGGCCATGAAATTTCAGGCCAAAAAGCCGAAGGGTGCAAGCAAGTGAGAGCAGCAAAGATAGACCGCAACCAGCCTGAGATCGTGGCCGCATTGCGAAAGGCCGGGGCAAGCGTGCAGAGCTTGGCGGGGGTGGGTCAAGGCGTGCCAGATTTGCTCGTGGGTTACATGGGCAAGACTGCGCTGCTGGAGGTCAAAGACGGGCTAAAAGTCAAAAGCAAACAAAAGCTGACCGAAGACCAAAAGCCGTGGCACGCAAACTGGCGCGGTGGCACGCTGGCCACTGTGGACGGCATAGACGCGGCGCTGCGGGTTTTGAAGGCGATGACTGCATGAAGGGCACAACACCAACAAAAGCCGACAAGCAGCTATGGGACGCACTAGCCCAGCTTGGGTGCATTGCTTGTCGCAAGCACGGCAATTTCACGCCTGACGTTTCCATTCATCATATTGACGGCAGAACCAAGCCGGGGGCGCATCAGCGCGT